CAAATAATTTATCACCAACCGAAAGTCCCACATCTATGCTTTTTATCTTCCCGTATTGAGTAGGAAATCTATGATTGATAGAACATATAATTTCCTTACCACTTTTTGTTTTTATTTTATATACTGGTTGAGAATTAATTGGAAATATATGAGACACACATTTATATCCATCATGTGTTAATATACAATCACCAACCATCAAATCTTTAAGTTTCACATCTCCTCTAACCTGTTCATTAACAACGGTTTGTAAAGACAAACACCGATTGCTTTGAGAAGCCGACCACGCCGGTATTTGTAATTCTCCGATCATTTGTCTTAATTCCTCATATACAGTTCCACCTTCACTATATGAATTTGAATTTTTATCTACTGTAATTGGACGAAGAATATCTGCATAATCTACAATTACAATATCAATATGAATTCCAAGAATTAATTGCAGTCGTTCAATGTGCATCTTGAGCGTTGATGCAGATGCAGTCTTCAATGGAAAATATTTAACAAATAATTTACCAGAAACCTTTGAAATTGCATCCTTTACCATTGGAATGTTTTTTCTAATATCTTGAAACGCAATTCCGGAAAAACATGCATCATATCGAAGTCCAACATACTTTTCGTTTAACTCCATTGTAAAATGCATTACATTCTTACCTTGTTTCATTGCTTCTGCCCCAAGTCTAGCCAAGAACCACGATTTTCCGCTCCCGGCGGGGGCAACAATGAATCCTAACTCTCCTTTCCCTAATCCACCATCCAAATGGTCATCGATTAGGTCCCAATTCGTTTTAATCGTTTCACGAGCAATATCCGTCATTCGCTGATCAATATCAACTAAATAATCATGCCCAAGATTTCTCTCTATACCTGCTTGTGAAGCCTCATTGATTACATTCCATATTTGTTCATATTTTCCATGTTTAAGAAATTCCTGTGCACTCCATATTGCATTTTTAAGTTTTTGATTTTTACAAAATGAAAGAAATTCTTCTTTGACATAAGCGAGGTCAGTTGCAGATACTTGATTATATATTGATTTTGCTTTATCTTTAATTACAGTTTGTAATAATTGGTCTGATATTTTTTGAATTTCTACCGCGAATACTGCCATAGTAGGAATTTCTTTATATAAAGGAAAATATTCAATTATAAATTTAACAATCCATTTATGAGCATCCAATTCAAAATATTCCGGAGATAAAATATCTATAATTCGTTCAAGAAATACTCTATCCGATACTAATGTGGCAATACATTTATCTTGAAAAGCATTTCCATATTTTACAAGAGTATTACTCTCATTTAAAATTTCTGTCATGTTAATTTTAATTTAATCAAGTAACCACTTACTTTTTATACTCTACTACAATAAGATTAAATGTAAAGTTATAATAAGTAATATTTTAATACGACTTACGGTTTGGAAGTAACACAGTATTCAGTCAACTACCTCTAGGCTAAAGCCATAGAGGCTTGTAAGACTCCTACAGATCTAGAAGGTTTACATACATATGGCGAATTGACTGTCGCCTGCCATGCATAATAATTTCTTATTGAGCACGGGTGTTTGGAACGTAATCCAATGTTACATGCTGCATTTATATCTGCATGTAATATTTGACCATCTTTTCCGATATACCTACCACCAATTCTTTGACCATCTAGTTTACCTGTTCTATGATCAATTTGACTTGTATATGATGGAGAAACCGTTATCACTTGCTTATTGTGCAAGAGTGCCTTATAGGTAAGTATTCTGCGAAGTTCATACATTGAAACTTGAGAAATTCGATTTTTATTCTGATATTTATGCTTCTTAACTTTTAATGACTTAAGATTCTCAAGAACAATTACATCTGCATTTGTATCCGAAATAATTTTATTGGCTAAGTTTTTTCGCAAAATCTTTCTCCTTATTAATATAACAATGTTCAAATCTATATAATTTATATTATATAGATATCGTGATTTTATTTAGTTACATGTAAACAATGCTTCTTTTCCGGAATATAATTAGACATTTTTTCGTAAGTTCCATATTTCCTACGATTTCTCAAAACATACTTAACCATCGATGAAATACCTTCTTCTGGCATAGTCCCTTGTATAGTTAAACCATATGTCGCACTTTCATCCAAATCCCACGAATTTTCTCCCTTTCCAGGAAAAGGAATTCCTTCTTCCATTTTAATTTCTATCATTGGTATTCGTTTAGTAAAAAATCTATTTTTCCATATAGCGTCATATGTTCTTAATTTTCCCTTATACTTTCCTTCTGGAAAAGCAATAACAATTTGCTTCCACTCAGAACTATTATCTTCACTATGTTTAGAACTACCAAATAAAAATCCATATGGATAAAAACAATGACTGTGAGAATACCAAGGATCACTATTGAAAACAGAATTTATCTTTGCAAATGGATATATCCACATTCTACCGTCAAACACAGAAATTCCAGTGCGACGACATTCTCTTGGATGTCTAAACATTTTTCCAAATAGTCCATCAATAGATATAAACACAGAAAACAAAAATGGAATGGAACCGTGAATCATTAATCCATCCTCTCCATCTCCATGTCCAAACTCAATAAAACACGAACAACTTTGTTTATTTTTATGAAACAAGTTCCATTCAAATCGAATTTTTCGTCTATATCCACTATCTAATTTAATATTATATCTACCTGCAAAAAACGCAGAACCAAATTTATTATCATTTATTAACATATTTATTCGTGTCTAACTACAGAATCCAACGATGACCATATATCCGTTATCCAACTAACATGATTTGGAAGATTACTATCTATCACATCATCCTTTACTAATTTAAAAAAAGCATTTCTATCTAATCTCGGAATCTTAGACATTTCCAAACATTCGTTACAATAAAGTTGAGCAGTCGTAGTCATCATTGTATCTTTTAATTGCATCAATTCTACATTTCGATCCAATATATTCTTTCCAATGGCTATATTTTCCATAACCTTATACTTATTTCTCAATTCAATTGCATGAATTACAAGTTCATCGGTAGTATGTGTTTTTTCTTCGCCGAGCCACGGAAAATGTTTTATTATTGTCTTTGGTCCAGCACCCTCGATCCCATCAACATTATCCGATGAATCTCCATCCAATGCTCTATATAACACAAAATTATTTGGATGAACTTGATATTCAGCAATTACTTCGGCAGGACCGTAAATTCTCTTTTTTGTAGGAGAATAAACATTTATATTTTTATTACACAATTGAAGGAAATCTCTGTCGGCAGACATAATATATACCTTCTCAGATGCTTTAAAATAATCAGTCGCAAGATATGCAATCACATCATCCGCTTCAACATTGTCAATTGAAAGTAAATTAACTGGCAATACTTGAAGATAATGTAATAATCTAATATATTGTTTTCGACAACTTTCTTCTTCGTTTGTAACTGTTATATTATCATCATAGGCACGATTCAATCGCAAATGTCCTTTGCGATGATTTTTATATTCAGGAAATAATTGTCTTCGTTTAAAGGAACCACCGACACCGTCAAATACGATTACACATCTTGTAGGAGCAAGTAATCTGATAGCATATCCAACTGATTTGAGAAATCCTACAATTCCACCCGTATGATTTCCATTTTCATCCATTGATGGATTTGCCATGAAACATCTTAAGAAATTATTAGTACCATCAAGCAAAAGAATATTGGAATTCGTCTTACGAGTCCATTCTTCCTTTGTGACGGCAACTCCTTTCTTAAAGATTGAATACAATCTCTTTTTCTCATCATTAGTTAGATCCATTTTTTATTTTCCTAATTGCAGCATCATATCCTGCCATAATTGAATTCGCAAACCAACCATACATTCCTCATCCAATGGAATCGCAGGATTTTTCTTTATAATCTTAATCCATTCCGCTGCCCAAATTCTAGCATCGGTAGTAGATGGAATTGTTTCTTTCTTCTTTTTTATATTATGCGACTGGAGCTTCTTCATCAACAACCGCGTGTTTTGTTATATCATCATTTTCACTATTAGTTTCTTCAACATCCTCTACAATTTTACTATTGGGAGAACGATACTGCATAATATATTTATTACAAATTGCCTGATAAATTTCTTCCTTAATGGCGGCATTGGTTGTAACTAATTCTACAAATTCAGAAATATTAAATTTTAATTCTTCTCCAGTTGTGCGTCTATAAGTATATCCGCGACCATCTCCGGTTACGATACCGTAATCCTTCATGAATTTTAACCAACTTGCAAGATCTTGAATGCCACTATCATAATGAATTTCAAATGCAGCAGTACGATAATTTGGACCACAGCGATTTTTAATTACTTGTGCCTGTGCCTTCATTCCAATAACTTCATCTCCTTTAGTAAGTTTACCGGTATTTGCAAGACGGACTCTTACAGAGCAAGCAAATGGCAATGCTTTTCCACCAGGAACAATCCACTTATCTCCAAATGGACCGCCATTCATGTTATAGCGAACCTGATTAGTAAATACTGGTAAAATGCGTTGTCTAGCAATAAGTCCAGTACATTTACGCATTGCTTTACTAATAATAATTGCTCTACCAGTATTGTATCCATCAATACCATGATCACTCTCCATTTCTTTTTCTACAGAAGCTTGTGTTACAGAATCCACAAATATAGTAAGAAGTCGATCCTTATTGGCCTTTCGAAATGCACCAATACACAATTCAAATTTAGTAAAAAATTCTTCGAGTGTAGTAAATGGAACATAATTTACATTCTTAAGATTTACTCCAAGAGCAACCCAAAAATTTCTATCAACTGAAAATTCGGAATCAAAAAATACAGCAAGCCCTCCTCGCTTTTGAGTTTCTGCGATAAGTTGAGCACATATCAAACTTTTACCAGTACCTTCCAAACCAGATAATTCAATCATACGCCCAACTGGAAGTCCACCATGTGGTCGATTAGATATTGCTAGATCCAATAATGTTGATCCCGTAGATATCCACTCTAAGATTTGGGATGGATTATCATCCTCATCCAAAAAATAAGAAGACTTACTACCATCCTTATTTGTTTTATTAAGTTCTTTTTGCAATAACAATGCTAATTCATCACGTTCTACATTAGCATCTACATCGACATGTTTACTAGAAGACTTTTTTAGTGCGGCCATAATATTATTCCTTTAAATTAAAAAACACGATACCACATAATGGCATCGTGTTCAAGTTATTTTAATTATTTTTTTTAATAATTACTTACTCTGAAAAAACTTCTCAAACTCGTCTGCGAGAGCTTCGGCTTTTCCAGTAGTTGCAGCGGCGGGAGCCGGTGTTGCCGATTGGGATGCCCCTTGGACTGGAATGGGAGTAGCAATTGCAGAAGGAATGTCGGTATCTTCTGCCGAAGTATCCACCGAAGGATTCAACCAATTATTAACAATTTCCTTAAGCTCTGGATATGTCTTAAGAGGAAAAATTGTGAGAATATCAGTTTGTTCCCTGAGTTTTTCCATCAAATCTCTACGAGAAGGATTAACTGCCGAAGTCTTTTGTGGACAAGGAGTAATAATGGTTTCTGGAAAAGATTTGCCTTGAGCATTCTTCTTTTTGCTTTCCTTATGGAATTCAACATCAAGATCATTTCCTTCCGTATAACTAGTAATATCTCCCCACTTTACATTAGTCATAAGCTTTAATAACTGCTTATAAACTTGAACTCCAAATCCCCAGAAACGAACTCCAAGTTCCTCTTCTCCACGAACAATAATAGGAGCATAGGTACGAGTTTGTGGAGCCATCTTATCTGCAATCTGACGTTCCTCATTACTACCACTAGTACGAAGAGCATCGATTGCCTCTAAAATAGGATCTGGCTTTCCAAATGTACAGGGAGCAAGATAATTATTTCCTGCGATCTTATAATAAAACTTTAATTCAATGAACGGAGATTCTGCATTGAACTTATAAGGGACAATGCGAACTGTTTGAAGTCCTTCCTTTGGTTTCCAAAGAAGTTTTGCGTATTCGGAAGCTTTTGCTCCCTCTTCGAATTGGCGGAGTCGATCTGACAATTTTTGTATATTTAATGACATATATTTTAATCGGTTAATTAGATAATTAGGTAATTAGTTAATCATCAATCCATGAATTGAATCAAAACTAGTATTTCCTTAATACATAGAAAAGACTAACAAGAAAGTTTAAAGATTACAACTTATTTTAATATTTTTTATCAAATACGATTCCTATAATTTTTAAAGGAATAATACGAACAGAAACATCGCCCGTTATAATCAATGAGTTTTGGTATAATGACCAATCAATAATATATGTGTTATCAATGCCCCCACTTTCTTCTTTTATTAAAACATTTAGGGCATTTAAACTATATAATGTATTTGTTTGTTTTTTACGATGAATAAGAATTGTATTTAGAAATTTATGAGTGATTTTCTGTATATTCAAAACATTATATGTAAGATATATTTCTTTTGGATTTTTTTCATTAGAAAACGCAAATATTCTATTATTATATATTTCATATAACCGCTTAATTTCTGTTGCTGTTGATTGAAAATCCTTTATATTAGAAAAGGTACATAACAATTGGCGATTATATTGTTCAAACATAAATATAATACCTAAATTTAAAGTTTAACATACGGAGTCAAAAATGTAATTGCTTCTCGAAATCCCAACTCATCCGCCCTTTTATACAATTCATTAAGTTGTGTATTAAGTAATGCATTATTAGCTGAATCAATAGGATCTGACACATCCGTAAGAGCCGTATCATCGGATTTTAATATTTGCATTACCACTGCTTTTTCTGCTGCCCTTCGTTCCGGTGTTTTTGGAGTCGATGATATAGTATTCGTGACCGGTGATGGAATTTCATTTCCATTTGGAGGTTCAATTTCTAATTCTTTTCCTCCTTGAGAAACTTTAGGTCCATTATTAGTAAACAAATTGCTTTTACGACCCGGAACTTCTTCATCATCCGTCGAATCGGTTGAAGCTGGTTTTTTAGAAGAACTTGCCGATGGAGATTCTCCTGGTTCTGGTTTTGATCCCGGAGGAGTTGTTTTCTGTGGTTCTTTTGCGGGTGATTGTGGATTAGGATTTTTTTCAAAATGAGTACCCTTCGCAATAGCCCGTTGTTTATATTCAGGAGTTGGAAATGTACAAAGAATTCCGTTTGCATTATATGCTTGTCTATCATGAAAACGTCCTTCCAAAATCTTATTATTTATGTTAATAACCTCGTTGCTTGGAACACCATGTTTTCCTAAATAATCCCGCAAAACATTCATATGTTCTTCATTTTCAAGACGAAAAACTCCATCTTGAATACGCTCGTCCAAACAAACATCATTT